TTTTTATCTGCCATTTCGATCACATTAGAGGTTCAAAATCTTCAAATACACTGCCCAAAGATACATCTCCATGCAGAGTTCCGGCATAAGAACGTAGGGTCTCAGCCAACATCTCCTGGAAAGCCTTAAGTTCTGTTAAGGAAGGTTTTTCCGGAGATTTAATCGTATCCTTCATCAGTATTATTGCTTTAGGACCAATAAGATGATGAAATGTTTCCGGCAACTCAGAAACAATGCCATAATATTTGCTTGCGGCGCCAGTTTGCGCGACAAGAGTACAGACTCTTGCCGCCGTATAATCACTGATGGTATCCGTCCAGTCGTCGGTAATATCTTCTATGGTCATATTATTGTAATAATCAGCTTCTTTTCTTGCCGTACTGGCCAAAGTTAAAGATAAGGCTCCACCTGCCGAGGACATCCCCTGGTTTAAATCCCTGCATCTGGCAAAATACCATAGAGTTAATGTATCCGTCATATCGTCTTTATCCACGATCAGAGTATTATCCTTACGATAATAGAGATATTCATTCCCGGCTGAATCAGAAATATGTTTTTCATTAAGATTGATTGGACTTATTTTAACTCCATCGCTATTTTCAAATCGCTTTATTGTGAAAAAATCGGCCGGCAGGGTATAGACAGAAGCCACCCCGGTTAAGGTTGTACTTTTTAGAAATATATCCGGGAACCGGGAAAACAGGATATTCCATATAAATCTTTGAGAATCATTTATCTTTTTTATTATCTGGCCGTTAGAATATGCCCCGGTTGTGTCGCTGGCTTGCATAAAAGCCGTTGAATACTCATTTAATCCTATCCTGACTTCAGACAATAACTCATAGGCATTTCCCATGTAACTAGGCATGAGGCCCTCCAGAAGATATTGCTAATGAAGGTTGAAATTGAATGTTTATTTTTTTACCTTTCATGCGATTTACTTTCTTTTCCAAAGGTCTTAGATTTTTCAAAGACCAACACAGTCTGAAATCTATGTCATCGGGACATTCAAAATTAAACACAGCAATAGGTATTTTATGGTCTATTTCCCAATGTGTCCCATAATTATTCCATGACATCCCATCAGTAAAGTTACTTTCTAAATGATTTTTCAGTTGGTCAACGGTATATTGAACTAACTTCTCCCAATGGCGATTCTTTTTGTTACCCTTTAATGCAGTTCTTAGATTGCTGCTCATAATACAGTTTAATCTACCCTTGATTGTTTTCCTTAATTTCGCTCCTGATTTACGACTTAGTTCCCTTGCTTTTTCTGGATTATTTTTTCTCCATATTTTTCCGTTCTCAAGACATCGTTCTTTATTCAATATATACGCTAACTGATGCTGTTTCTTTCTTTTTTCCTTATTTTTCTCCTCATACAATTTGCCATATTCCTGAATTCTTTCTTTATTTTGACCCACCCATTTTTTTACCATGTCTGCATGGCATTTCCTGCATTCACTCGACATTCCAGCCTTACGCCGTTTGTCTATGCAGAATTCGTTGTCTTTTTTGATTTGTTTACAGATAGTACATGTCGGCATCTATTTTCTCCAGTTCGGATTCCCACGTGGCTTTTTTTCTTCTTCATGTCCAGGTGCATTTTCTGATTCTTTAATCTCCTCGGAGTCCTTCTTTCCAGTCTGTTTTATCAGGCCATTCATCGCTTCCATCAGTTTAGTCATCTGTTCTTTGAGTTCTCTGTTTTCGCTGGCCAGTCTGGATAACTCGCCCTTTTCTTCATCTTTTATGGTATATGGTTCAAGTAATCCGAGGCCTAACTCCATGGAATATTTTTTTACATGTTCAGTAGGAGGAAGATACCCAAGTCCCCTATGTTTTCGATTCTCATTTCTCTGGTTGTATTCTACAACCTGTTTTTTCTTGAAGTCCAGGTTGCGCTGGATCGCTTCTCTTCCAACTTTTTCTTCATCACTTCCATAAGTTAATGAAGTAAGGCCTCGAGGCCCAAATCCATTAAGAAGATGTGTGGCACATTTTACGGCGAATGTCTGCTGTTGTCCGGCCTTTAACGAAATGGAAATACCGGCATACTGCATGTCAAGGTCTTCATTTGTGGGGTTCCAAAGCATAAGACCAACGGTTGTTGCTTCCATACTGAATGGATTATTCATTTACTGCCTCCTTGTGTTTGTCCATGCAAACTATCTTTTTAGATTGCATGAAAAAGTTTAAAGCATGTTTTATTACATCTTCCGTATCGGGGATATATTCCTCGATAGTATGTCCGGCCGGCAGTTTAGACATCTGCCAACCATTGAGATCCGTTATGCGTACCGGCTCATCATCACGTATAATCTTCTTGTTAAGACATACGCATTTGTACGTTTGCTCTCCGTGTCTAAACGGAGTAATTAAATCGCCCTCCTTGCATGTTGGAATTATTATAATGTAATTTTCAAATGCCCCGGCGAAAAAGATCGGTGCGGAATCATTTGTAATAAGTACCGGTGCCTTATCAATCAAAGCCGCCATTTCCATAAGTTCTAATTTATCTCTTAAATCTACACCATTGGAAGGACATACGACAGGCACATATCCATGTTCTTCGCTGACTTCCTTTCCTATCAATCCTATCTTCATTCCGGCATCGGCCAGCGAATCGATTATCTTCTGCCACCATGTCACCGGGAACGTTTTTGTTTCCCATCCGCGGCCGGGATGAATCAAGATTAACTCTTCCGGCTTTTCACAAATTTTTAACAGATTATCCAGATCTGTCTTAGAATATTCCATCTTTATTGTCTTATCCTTACACCTGAGTTGCCTGTTGATACAGGCGATAGATACCCAATCCACAGAATTAATCATTGGATGAGGACAGAAATTGCCAAATGCTGTCGCAAATTCGTTATTTGAATCATGTATTGTCGGATGAGTATTAAATTCGCATACGGCATCGATCTCTTCCGGTAAAATCTCACCTTCTTCGAGAAAGGTAATTCCGGCGATATGCCTATAAAGACAATGGAAATATTTTTTGGTTAATAGATAAATATCGGCTTCAGGATAAAGCGTCTCTCGCATATACCTTATTGTCGGTTCCGCAGATATACAGTCTCCAAGTCCTCCAAGAGCCCATAGAAAGATTTTTCGTTTGTATTTATATCTCGGATCATCCTGTTTCCATCTTGCGATATCCCTATTAAGCGCCTTCAGCATGGCTCCTTTACCAAACATAACATCAAATCCGGCATAATGGACAAAATACGAATCCAGACGTGAGACACCGATAATCCGATCCATCATACTCATGCGGTTAAATTTAAACGGAAGAGAGAATATTTTAACGTCCGAAGACATGATCTTCATGTTAAGATAGGTCTGTTCCCCAAAACTATTCCTAAGCGGTTTAATATCCTCATCTACCCTGAAGATATGTCGATGGTCACGGGAAACTACCATGACGCCGGTATTGTAATAATCCTTTCCGTTCCATCTTGGAAGGGGAACGTTAAATACCTTCTTAACTTCATGGATACACATAGCCCGAGGCGTATAAGTCCCTTCATTGAAGATCCCAAGTTGTTCTTCAGGGACCACATCGAATATGTTTGGCGTGTCGGGACGAATGAGAATATCGGCATCTATAAAGGCAATGCGGTTATATTGTTTCTTAAGAAGTTCATAGATACTGAATTTAGCCCAATGAGGAGAAGGAAGATCATAAGGAAGTTCCTTCAAAACAAGAAGATCAGCCCCAACCCTGTCAGCATAGGCATTGAAAAAAGGTTCCACAAGTTTCCATACTTCCTGATACTTGGCCCCGGAAACTATGGTCATGATGGCTAATCGTTCAGGTTTCATTTAGATATTCTCCTGAACGCTGAATTTGCCTTACCTAGATTATTAGCCTTAATGAAAGCATTTTTGAGTTGTACCTTGTTATCTTTAGTCATATCCCTTATTTCCTCTCGACCTTTCTTTTTCATCTTAGCCCTTATATCCTCACAATGTCTGGCAAGCCTGTCTAAACGATCTTTGAGACGATCATTCTCTAAATCCCCGGATTTAATAAAATTCAAATCCCTGGTATCAGGTTGCCGGAACCCTCCATCTGCTGTCCGTACCAGATGAATATTAGCCGGTTCACCATAAGGACGATCGTAGGTGACGACGAAATTTTTTCCGTTAAACTTTATTCCGAGTTTTTTATCCATCGTTTTAAGGGATTTTACAAATCCTCGTTCCGGTGCCGGCCCTATCATATTTTATCCTTTCTGCAACCAGTAGTACCAATAAATATCAGTCCAGGTGTCTAACTGTATTGTCCATTGGCCACGGTACAATAATTTAAGTTTTGTTCTCCGTATCAGGGATTGCCATGCTCTATCACTCAACATCGAATAATGGTTCAGATTATCGACATGGACTGAATCATCTTGAGGAACTTCTATATAAACATATCCTCCCGGTGTTACTACTCGTTCAAATTCCAATAAGGTTATCATTGGCATGGGGCTATGTTCTAAACAATGCCTGGCCCATACCAAATCAAATGATTCGTCTTGAAATGTGAGAAAGTTCATATCCTGTTTTTCTACCAGGTATCCTTTCTCTCGACAGATATTCAAATCTCCATCATCAAGAGTAATGCCGATAGCCTCTAACCCTAAAATATTAAATTCCTCTAACGCCGGGCCTTGTCCGCAGCCTACATCCAACACGTTTTTAATCTCCTGTTTCTTTGGTTCTACAAAGGCCTTTATCGCGGTTTTTGTGATATGTGAATGTTGTACCGATATACTCTCCGGGTATACGGTGGATTGCAGTCTATGCAGATGTTTTTCAAAATTAGCGTGATACATCGAATATCCTTTAAAAGATGGGAAGCGGGGCGGAGGAGTGTTCCCCGCTTCCCTGGAATGGACGGCTAGGCTAGTTCCGTCCGGTTATGTTATACCCGCAGTAGGTTCTCTACCGATACCACCGCTTGTAGAGGAGGTCGGCATATCTGACCATACCACTACATCATCGGCATCTTGCCATTCATCCACACCAAATAGACCACAATTATGCAGAAGCATTGATTGTTTCTGCACACTAGTACCTACCGAGTAAAATGCCCTGGCAAGTTGCTGACCATTGGCCACACTGTCAAAATGCTCAAAGGTGCAATCATCCCACAACCATCCACGACCGGAAGAAGTCGCGGCGGGGATAGCAACCAACGCACAGGCTGTATCATCTCCAACAGATACTACTCTGCATTTTCTGAAGATACCGCCATTCGGCCTGGAACCCGTGGAACTGAATCGGATAACTCCGCTATTGGCAGTTGTCCTGATACCCCATACGTTTTGTCCGATCTGGCAATCTTCAAATACCGGATACATACCTCCACCGGCAATATAGAGGGAAGCCGCAGCCGCAACCGCGCATTGTTCGGTCACTGTCGTTCCCATGAAACCCATATTTTTGAAATGACATCCATAGGAATTTAAGGTAAATGCGGTTAAACAAGCGGCATTTGCCCCAAAATTACCGACACCGGCATTTTGCATTATGCAGTTATTGCCGGTTACGGTAATGACCGAGGCGACGGTAATTGCATCAGAATAGATATAAACATTAGGTTCGGAATAATCACCGTATATGTTCGGCCCACCGAGGCCAAGCAAATGAGTATTAGATTTGCTCCAGGCTAATTCCGCATCCAGATCATAAGCGCCGGGCATGACTAACATGACATCATTTCTGGAAGCAACCATTTTGGCAAAAGCCGTGGCCGGGTTCGTATATATCTTATAACTTTGTTCGACACCCCACCTTTGCAACTGAGTCCGATACTGACTGGACGAAGAAGAAGCCGGAGCTACCCAAAACATCTCCCCGATCCCCGGCCCAAGGCCAGTCTGTGACATAATCCATTGAATCAAACTCGGATCCAAATTCCTTTTCTTAATCATTTTAAATCTCCTTGTAGTTGTCCCCGGAGCGGCTCATCACCGCCCCGGATACTGGTTAGTGGTTAATAAAAGATTCCAGATACCTTGCCGCTTTGCGGAGAAGAGAGGGAGAATCTTTGTAGTTGCCAAGACCTGCATTACATTTAGTGCAAAGTAATGCTCTTACATTTCCAGTAATATGGTCATGATCAACTGCAAAATGTTTTGGTTTTTTCCCATTTATGGATGGTTTGTCTGATCCACAAATGGCGCATTTCCCATCTTGTTCTCGTAACATTCTTTCATAATCGATACGAGAGATTTTAAATTTTCCCATTAAATGTCGATTATGAGCTTCTTTAGGATTATTTTTATAGTGAAGTTTTCTTTTTTCACGTTCTTCTACCGCAATTGTTTTATAATACTCTTTTGACCATTCTTTTTGACAATCCTTACATTCATTACGATGTAAATCTTTTTTCCCATAATGAAAATTGAAAGCATCTATTTCTTTTGTTAAACCGCATCTCTTGCATACTTTCCATTTTGGTATAAATATGGACTCGACAAGTGATTTCTTTTTTAATGATCGGTTTTTTGCATGTTTCAACCGACATTCTCGACATTCACTACTCATCAAATCACCTTTCGTTGCATGGAAAGCAAATTTTTTAAGAAGTAATTCTTTATTACAAATACGACACTTCTTTGTTTCATTTGGATGTTGTTCCAAATATGCGGCATGTCTTTGCTTTCGTTCTTCATAGTGAATCTTTGTATGATTATGAGTGATGCGATTAAAACACTCTTTACAAGTGTTTATTTTTTTAGGCTTTTTTACATTTTTACCTTTCGCATCATAGAACTCATTCTCATCTTTTTCGATACCACACTTAATACACACTTTTGTATTCATGGTACTCTCCTTTAATTTTTAGTTTATCAGAGAGTACCATGAAATTGGTTTATGTCAATCAATTTCTTTACTAATCATGTTAAGTGCCTGTTATTACTCAACATTTTAGTACAGCGCTGGCTCAACCAAGTCGGAAAGTAAACATAAGCAGTTGCGCTGCTCTATCCCAAGGTTAGTATACAGCCTTAAATAGGCATCCCATTCATCATACCCTGCCCTCTGATGCAACTGACTGCCGTCGAGATTACCCCAACCAAGCGGAGTCAATTCGTATTTCTGGATAACTCCTTTTGGTTCGAAGAAAATCTTGTTCGGTTGCGTCATCGGATCAACAACGATTTCCAGACTACCATCCCCACCGGAGAAACTCAGGGTTTCATACCCTCCCTTTAACACCGTGGGGGTAAACCTGACATCGGGCATAAGAAGATTGGCATATTTCCGTCTCTGCCCGAGACCCATGCGGATAGTATCGATATTTTTTCCACTCCTTATTCTGGCCAGATCGACTGCGTTCAGCATCAGGTCAATGCTAAGTTCGCGATTTACACCTGAATTGCTGATGACTTGTGCGTTCCATGATGGGAAATTACCGCAGTCGATACTCTCGAATGTGGCCAGAAGGGTATCGTTGTCATAGATAGCAGCCAGTCCGCTAATCTCAGTTGGAGTAGCCGTTGTAGCGTGAGCAGTATAAGCCCTCTGACCCATCTTTATTGCCAGAGCGCCTTCCGGGAGAGTAATCTCAGTAACATTAGTGGCACTGGCGATCGCGTTCGGGTGATTGGCGATATAGGCGGCTGCACCTAACTCAAACGATACTACCTTCGTGGAAGGATTTACGGTGGCCACACGACAACCAATGGCTCCGGCAGCACTGTCAAGCACCTGGGAAGCACCTGAAGATGAATAAAAATCGATCATCATACCTTCCTGGAAATACATAACCCCGATATCGTTATCGAAGGTTCCCGTCCAGGCGGTAGCACCAGGGTAAGTCACAGCAGCAGAGAGACGGCCAATCTGTCCGAAACCATCCCAATGCGCCTGACGGTTCATATCGACCACAATGCTCTGATAGATGTCATCGATTTCATCAGAAAGAGAATCGACAAAAGCGGCACTGTTTCCTTTGGCCATTTCAATGGCCGGCCCGGTAATCCGTAGAGAACCGTATAAATACCTGGGAACGATAACTCCTTGATCCTTTTTACCAGTAAGGGGATCGGGCAACTTAGCGGATTCCGCGCGCCCACCAGTACCTTGTGCTCTGGCATATCGGATACCAAACACGTATCCCTTACCGGCAGGTTTCCGTTCGGACTTAGGGAATTGATTGTAAGTAAGTTTTTCATCTTCAAACTGATTCCTTAAGCCATCTCCATAGACGTTCTTAAGAATATCAGTAATATTGGTTAAATCAGCATATCCAGGCATAGTTTATTACTCCTTTTTATCCAGATCTACTAAAGGCCTCCCGTAAGGCTTTCCGGGCATCCTTCAACATGATCTTTGGTTTTTCCGGTTCAGCACCGGTTCCTGCACTACCGATCTTTGGTATGGTTTCTTTTCCATCACGGTAATCTTTGATTATTTGCTGTTTCAACGCCTCGAATTTCCTGATACCGCCGGCTACAAGACCTTTAATGGCCCTTCTATCCGTGATATCGATTTCGTTTGACAGATTGTCTATGCCAAGAAATTCTTTAAGAAATGGCATCTGATCTTTTGATATGTTGTCCACATTACCTAACAGATCAGATACTTCCGTCTCATAGAATTTAATGGCTTCTTTAGCTTGTTTTATTTCCTCGTCACTTTCCTCGATCTGTTTGACCTTTCTGTCTTTTTCTTTCAGTTCCTGTTCGAGACGTTTAATGGTGTCTTCCGGATTCTCACCTTGTTTTCTTTTCAGATTCTCTTGTTCGTTCCAATACGCCTCGTACTTTTCCAAAGTAAGAGCCTTTTCGATAATCTCATCAAGCAATTCAAGATCGCCAAGTTTACCCTTGACTATCTTGCCACTGTTGACAAGTTCGACAAGATCGTCTATGTCAGAAAGATCGTTAGCTTCCAGGATTTGCTGTAATTTCTTTTCAGCCATCCTGGCACTTTTCCACTTCGGATGCTGATCAAAAGGTAATGGTTTTCCGTTTTCATCAAGTTCAACATCCGTTCCGGCAGGGGGAATGCCGCTACTTGCCCCCTTATCTTCGGGTTCCGATCCCGATACTGCGGTTCCTTTGGTTTCTGGATCTGGCATGATAAGTCTCCTTTTATTTTTTATTTCTAGGCTTAAAACTTGAATCGTGTTTTATAGCCTGAAGCAATCTAAGTTGTCTCTTGGCCTTTCTAAGAGTTATCCCTTTCTTTGACTTCGCTCCAGAAGGCCCGTAAACTTTAAATCCATCCGTTTTTTGAATATCGTATGGCATTATTTTTTCTTCCTTCCGGCCGCAGCCATCTTAGTCATTTTTCCCTTTCCATACTTTTTGATACCAATGGCAGCGGCTACCGCTCCTGGTTTTTTTGCACCACCGGCAGCTGCGATTTTCTCTATAGCCTTGAATCTACCGCCAGCGCCCGGAGGGGACATTTTCCTGATTTTTTCATAGGCAGACCTTAGTCCCCTTCTTTGTTTCAGATTGGACATTTCAATCTCCTTTTGCCTTTCTATAGGTATTCCGTAATCCCCTTGGTTCACTTATGGCTTCTTCCTGTTTCCGTTTTCGTTTTAGCATAATATCTTTTGTGCTTCCCCACCCGGTTTTAGTTTTTACGGGGGTTTCTTCAACAACTTTCTTTTTCTTCGGTTTGGTTAACTTTTCCGTTAACCATCCAACGGGTCCTGCCCAATTTGCCATAGTCTTACTCCTTTTATTGAGGTGACGGCGATTAAGTCATGGGCGGAGGAATACCCGGTTTCTCACTACCACCACCGCCTTTTATTGCTGCTTGTGTTTGAATCATTTCTTGTATTGCTCTTTGTTTTTCCGCCTGTACCAGAATATTATGTATGTCCGCGTGATGTATGGCTACTGTTTGTACTTTAGCCGGAAGCGATCTGAACTCTGGCGATAATATGAACCTACGTATCACTTCATAATGAATGGCATGATTATCATATTTGAATAGAGGATCGTCATTTAAAACTTGAGAATCGGGATCAGTGGCATTTTCAACTAAAAAGATATTCGTTAAGTCTCCGGCCGCAATGGCATTATTCTCTGACTGGGCTCTTTCATAATCAGTATTTATCTGTTCGGAGAACCCCGATAATCCCAACTTACGCAATAATTGTTGCCGTATTTCCAGATTCTCTTCGATATTTCCCAGAAATCCTTTGCTTGCTACATCCATAATTATCTGTGTCTGCCCTGCTTTAGTAGTAGCCAGGCCTGAATCCACTTCCATGCGGACATCAGTATTGTTTCTCAGGTCTGCTGCCCTGAACGCCCTTACACTTATTCGATCTCCTTGTCCAACCGATTTCAGGGTTCGTTCTTCAGTATAGACTTCATTTACCAGCAAAAGACGTTTTTTATAAACCCTGGTAATGCCCCGATTAAAACGATCGACATCAGGATATTGGCCTTTCTCCGCAGTTTCACGTAAAATATCTATCTGGACGCCGGAACTTCTGGCAGACGGCGGTCGTCCACGAAGTATATTCTTTGGATCACCTGACATATCCTGGATTTGCTCTTTATGAATCCGTCTTTCTTCCAACACCTGGACTGGAAGTGGCGTTCCACCTTCGATTCTGGGTTGTTGCCCGCCGGACATAAGCGGATCATAGGTCATGGAAATAAATCCCTGACCGCCTTCGCTTATTCTTTTTAATCCTATATCCCCGGGTGTAATGACTCGTGGTCTTCCAAGGCCTTTTCGGTTTATTATTAATGCCTGGTCGATTTCGTTAATGGCATTCTGACTTGATATAAGATCATTTACCCCGGAATCCGACCAGAACCGTCCGGGAACATAGTTAAAATGAAAATCTGTTATGCTGTAATACCACTTCCCTTTTTCAACCTTAATCGGCATGCGGTCTATATCGATAATCACTTGATCCCGGCATGAAACTACATATCTGCCGTTTGGGAAGGCATTAGTAGGTTTAAATTCGAGTTCCCTGAACAAGACCAGATCATCATCCTGATCGTCGATCATGCTGTATTCCAAGCCATATCCTTTCCATGGTGATACCTGACCGACCAGTTTCATAAGTCTTTTTTCGTAATCTATAACCCTGGTCTCATCGGACCCTTTCAGTTTTGTTTTAAACGTATCTTCAACCCATTCTTTGGATTTAAGACTTTGAATCCCTATCCATCTTTTCTTACGGAGCGAATCTCCGATAGAATCAAGCTTGATATTGAATGGAATTATATTCTCAACAACTACTTCCCCGGTTTTAAGCATCTCGCCTGATTTCGTTAGCGCCCATTCGCCACCATCCATTTCCGGGAATGTACGCAAAAACCCCGTGCCGCATATCGCCAACCAGATAACAACCTTTTCCTTTTCTTCCTGAATTTCATTATCGTTTATGGAATCCATCCAGATAAGGAGTTGTTCTCCTAATTTTGCGGCATCCATATCTTCCCGATCGTTCGTATTGGGAAATATTTTAGGAATAAGTTGTTGCCCGAGCAACATAGCTTTTACCGCCCGGACGTAACTTCGTATTTCATTCGAAACCGGTGTAGGAATAAAATTCGGCAGTTGCCGGCGTCTGAAGGAACCAGTTGAACGTACATACTCAATCCATTGTTCACCAGCATAATATAATAAATTTCGCCAGAATTCCCTTTCCCGGATCTGCCTAGAATAATCGTTCTGGTCACTGAATAATTTATTGATATCCGTGATCAGCGTCTTATCCTGTTTTGTCTTCTTTAACATTTCGAATATTTTCATAAGATAATATCCTTAATAAATGGGTATGCCTCTTTCCGGTTCGGTTTCTTCTCTGTCCTTATTCTCTTTCTTCTGTTCAAACGCGGCATATTCAGGATATGTCTTAGCCATTATCCGGTTTATCAATTCACCTTCACGTTTTATTCGTTCCCGGCGATCCAGAACTTTTTCCACCATCTGATAAAGTATGATAAGCCATAAAATTATTATAACTGCGATATCCATAAAATCTCCCTTAAAAAAAAATTAAGGCCAGTTTTCATTCCCAATCTCATTCGCTTCTTCCCAAAGTTGTTTGCGTTCCAACACGGCCACTTCGGTTATATCTTTGGGCATTCTTTTTGGTACATAAGTCTCTATTATCTCCGGATTCCATTTAAGATTATACTGAAAGACATATCGAAGCGCCGCATGCTGATGATGTTTCCCTTCCCTGATCCTGTCTTTAGGGCCTTTATCATCTTCATCTGCGAAGGTATCGCGTTCCATAGTCTTAAAACTGGTTATAAGCGGCCTGTTCTCAGGCCTATTGACAATAAAAAGCCTGGGCTGTGGCTGTGTTTCGCTGGTCTTTAATCTTTTTTTCATCTCATCCACTCCGGCTCTTATCGATCCTTCGAACTTCTGCGATACCATCAATCCGGGAATGGCATTCTTTCCTCTTGCCACTTCCTGATAGATGTTCCTGCCACCAAACGCCATGATATTTGAATCCGAAGATTTATCCACCACAGACCAGCCCAGTCGGTAATTATATGCCTTCACTATTTCCCAGAAATCACGTTTCAAATCCTCCGTATCAACGCTTCTAAAATAACACCGATCCACATAGGCGTTAAGTTCCTTGTCCAGAAGCATGAATACACCGGCCATCGGTGTTACCAGATGCATATCCCAGCCGGTATGCACCTGGTATTCCCTTTGCTTCTCTTTGTCCAGAAATTCATAAAACGGCGGGATAACATGCAATTTTTCATGAAACAGATTCCCGTAAACCAGCCCGGAAAGCGAAATCGCCTCACCCAACAATCTCATTTTCATCTCTTCATAAGACGAAATCTTGCTGTATTCGTCCATTATTTTCACTATCGTCTTTAAATCCACATAGGAGTTGCATACCGTAGTCAGTTTGTAAAGCACGGTATCTTTTATCTCCTGTTTATTTCCCTGTTCATCCACGAAAATGCCGTCATGGAACAGGTCGGTTGCCCACGATAAACCTTCGGTCGGAGTCCAATCAATTTCGATGTCTAGTCTATCCGCCGTCCCAAAACGCATCAGCGTCTCTTTATATTTAGCCTGTTCTGGCTCTTCATCAAACTTCGCCCAGTCCAGATCATTACCCTGCCCACTCTTAACTTTCTGTTCGTTAGTCAAAAACTCAATAGTTGCACACGCCTTCCCTTTCCGGTAAAGCGTCAGAATATCAAATTCCTTAGAATAACTCTGATCCCAATCCCCCTTTTTTAAATATCCTCTCGGCATCCATTTCTTCCAGGCATCCAATACCACTCGATGTAACTGCTTATTGTCCACCGCAGTTACCCGGCCATGAATAAACTTCTCGTGCGCTTTCCGCAAAACCCCCTCAAAATGCGTCTTCTCATATTTTTTTAAACTCTCAGGCAATTCCCCGGTACTCTTGATTATCCCGTCTATCGTACCGGAAATCGTCTTGCTCGATCTGTTCCCTCCTGAGACACCTTTTATACTCGCCTTGCTCAGCAAAATATCCAACTGGCTATCCACTACACGCGGTATGTCCTCATCCCTCAAATACCGCCTCAATACCTCTACCCTATCCTCACTTAACTCCCCATCATTCGCCTCGAAAAACCAGAACGGATCAGCCTCCTTCGCTATCTTCAACGTGTCCTTCAGCCGCTTCCCATACTCCAACTCCTCTAAATATAAATCAATAAGCTCCTGGTCACTCTTCCTGCTGAAATCATCATTGCGCGGCCTCCCTGCTTTATGTTTCACAACTTCCATCTAATAACCCCTTTTGTAAGGTTTGGTCGGAAAGTGGCTACCTTCAAGACTCAGAAGGAAGGGGGGCCCGGGGGTCTTCGATGTGTTTTTGTGGGTGGATAGAAAGAAAAAAAATAATAATATCGACGTCTTGATCTGCATCAATAACCTCCATCTGATATGGGTGGATAAAGAGAAGGGTTATAGGCAATCCCGATGGATCATCCAGAGTGTGATAATGGATATTATGTAAACTTCGAAAATAATCCATGTAATATCAACCAGTTATGGCTCATTGGTAATGTCGATATTATCCGAAATACCCAAATTGGTGTCAATCGTGCTACGATCTTGCAAATCCGTAACACTAATACCTCGCTCGATCATGGCGTCTTGCAATAAATTCACCCTCGACTCGTAGTCCGCTAACGTAGTAGTAATGCGGCTTACCATGCCTTGGACGCTGATATGTTCAGTCGCCAGGCCCCTTTCGAGGCGCTCTTTGTC